CTATTTGCGGAACAGACCAAGGCGATGCAGAATGACCAGGATTCGATAAAACGTAAAGCTGCTCTTCATGGAAGAGTCAACGATGGGCTGTGCAGGCGTGTAGGCGACGGCGGCTTCCATAGCCTCCTTGGCCCAGGCCGGCGTCTCCAGCTGCTGTCTGCCCTCAAGCTCGCCGATGCGAGTCTCCAACTGCTTGATATGTGCTGCCTGCTCCAGAACAGATTGCTTCAGCACGTCACGACTGTGCTCCAGAGCTGCCATTTGCTGCTGCAAGGCTTGCATTTGTTTCTTTTCCTCTTCGGTCATTGGTGTCTCCTCCTTCTGTCCATAGGCCTGACGAAGCTCCTGCTCGGTCCCACGATAGACGTTCAGATCTACGGCCCCCTGAATCCCATTCACACGGCCGCTATCACTGTATTGCCAGAAATCCCATTGCCTCCATGCCGGGGTATCGGCAGGAACTCTTGTCGTGCTATAACGGGCAATCCACAGCGAATAGCTCCCAAGGGAACTATCAAACTGATTCGCAAAGGAATTGCCTGTGTAAATCATCGGCTTGCGTTCAGTTAACCGCTCCAGCTCGTTCAGGAAGCTCTTGGCAATAGCATTAATCTGGGACTTGCTCAGATTCGCAGGATTATTCTCGTAATCCATGACTGGCGGAAAGGCAAAGGAGGTAGCTCCCCCTGCATCCTGCAAGGCTTTGGCAAAATTCTGTGCCTGCCTTACGGCTTCTTCGGTGCTGGTCGCATCCACAAAATGATAGGCACCATCCAGCACGCCTGCTGCTCTCGCACCTTTTACATTAGTGGCATAATTCGGGTCCCGATAGGAGCTGCCCTGCGTTGCCTTAATGAAAGCGAACGATTTGCCAGCGGCCCTGACCTTGCGCCAGTCTACGGTGCCCTGGTATCGGGATACGTCGATCCCTTCTGCGGCGTTGGCTTTTTTATCCTGCATATCGTAACCTCCTTTTCTTGCTACGGTAGTCTTGTAATCATCTTGTGAGTGTCTGTCATTCGATCCAATCAAATGTGAGTGTAAATTCGCTGCAAGCGGGGAGCCCTGTCGACCGCTGTTAAGCCTGTTGTTCTTTGATCTAATATGGGCAGTTGATGAACAACAAGCTTAAAGGCGGACACTTCGTTTCTCTAGGGCTTCCCCGCTTTTCGCTAATCTTCACGCTCTCCAGACCACTACACATGAAATAGATTAGGTCAAAAAAAGGACCCGGTGTGAGAAGTATGCTGAAATAGATCGACTGAACGATCCGTTACATAGATTGAACTAAATATGATATGGGCTCGGGCCTTCAAATGCGGTGAACGTTTGAGATGTTGCTGTTGTTATCCCCATATATCTCTACATACTCCAATATAAGTGACTTATAGCGGTGTATATCCAGAGACAAAGGCGGCGGTCGCTTCTCCATTTTCACAAGCAGAGCTGATTGCTCCTCAACTTATGTACAACCTGGACTACTCACTCTCCCTATCGTGACTATCTGATCCAATAAGGATCAGCTTCTAGGTTATCTTTGCATCCAATGCTAGTTTTGATACTTTCATTAGGAGCTTGCATTAGGTGCTCGTATTTGGTGCTTGCATCCTCTGTCTATGTTCAGTCCTTCTTCTTGGCAAATTGATAGGCGCCTGTAGCGCTAAGCCCGATCACTGATATTTGCACCAGGTTCATGCGCAGCCATTCAGGTACGAGCACGAAGACAGCTGCAATGAGCAGCGCCGCTATATGGACCCAGCGGTCCGGCAGCGCGAAGCTTCGCGCCACCCCTACATAGGCCGCTACAAGAGCTGCGAGCGTCAGTATATCGTTGGATAGATCCTCCATAGGATCAGCCTCCCGTCACTGTAATGGCCGCCCAGACAGCTACGACAACGCCACCGCCAACCGCCGTGATAATCGCGCCATAAAACGTCCGTCTGAACCATTTTTGGTCTTCTTCCTGCCTGCTCAATATTTCTAGTGCAATATTGGCATTACGCAGCGCCTCATCAGCCGTATCCTTGACTGGCTCCAGTAGATCAATCCGCTGCTTGGCGTTATTTGCCGCTTGGAGCGCCTCTTTAGCCGTCTCCTTTGCGATCTCCAATGTAGTCGCGATCGCCGACAACGTCTTCAATGTTTCCTCAATACGAGCGAGCTGAACCCGAATTTCCGTTAACAAATCTGCTTCCGGTATGGCCTTCCCTCCTCGGTTATGCTCCATCCTGTCTCCCTCCTTGCCTGTTGTAATGGATGGACCTGGGTGTATATCTATTGTGATTCACATATCAGCCTTGCACGCTGCTATATGTGGTCATTTCAAGCGAATTCCGATTGATCTGTCGATCTATACAAAATGCTATAGTACAAGGTATGTTGTCCAATGTTTCTCTGTATGGCTTATGGCCCTGATAAGGTGTAAAAAAAGCAAATACCCGGAAGGTCTCTTCCGGGTAGAACATAAAATTAATAAAGCTAATCTCCACTCTTTAATTTATAAGCGAATAATCTAAGTTAGTCTCCCATTAAAACCTTAAATTCCCTAGAGAAAAATCATTGAATCAATAGCGACACTAGTTGTATTAGAAAAACCAGATGTGAAGAAAATTTTAATGTATGCAGATGATGGCTCATTAGTACTCATTCTACCATTACCAACTGAAGAAGTAGACATTGCAGAATATGCATTAGCAGGATCATGGGAATATTTATCCGCCGTTAATACAATACGCACACTCCCACTAATACTCGAAATAGAGTAGTACATATTAGGTAAATTCTTGAAATTAATAGGTATTGAAGTAACGGCGAAAACTGTTGTACCTCCACCTGCAGATAACTGAGCGGACATTTCGATTCCCCTGGATGTAGATAGTGTTGTAACAGAGTTGCCTTGATGTAGACTAACATCTACTTTTTCCATAGCAATTGCTGTGGAAGATCTTCCCCAAAAAAATGTATATCCACCAGTTCGAATACTCCTAACATTTGCCGCCAAGGTTGACCAATCTTGGGCAGTGGATGCACTTCCCCCCTTGGCGTTAATGGCATCCACTATGCCTTGCTTTGCATTAACGCCAGATTGAAAAACGTCTACGCTCCACGGGCCAAACGTCCCGTTCATTTTGATTCGTTGATAAAAACTATGTCGGTTAAAGCAGTAAGCATTTTGCACTTCCCAGGCATCATTATGTCTGATAATTTCAACCCAGTACCATTCAGAAGTGGGAGCATTAGTCATACTCGAACCCATATACCAACCCGTAGAGCGAATAGTATTTAGATCTTGTCCAGTAATATTAATCGCTAAACTACCATCTGTAGTCCGAACGGTCTGAACGGGAATCCATGATCCACCAATGTTAACTTCCAGTTGAGTTCCATTCAGACGGGTAGGAGCAAGGCTAGAGCCTCTAAGTAATACGTCCCCATTTGTTTGTAGAACTAACTGATCGTTTATATTCAATGCTCCTGTAATTTTCCCACCCGCCCTCGGTAAACTGGCATTTTTAGCATTAGTCTCCGCAGTGGTAGCTCTATCAAATGCTGATTTTACAGCTAAGGAAGTAGCAGCCATCATTTCCGATGCACTATTGGTTGCGCTGCTCAACTGAACGATTCCTTTTCTTGCTGTTGTAGCTTCCGGAATCTCAGGTTCTAAGCTTTCTATTTTCTCCGTTAAATCGCCAAAACCAGTATCTATTTTATCCCAATTATCATTTAGCATTGTTTCAATATTAAATGTTTGATCACCATCTGTTATTGGATCTTTTTTTAATAAATTTAAATTGGTTGTATTAGAACCCATTAAACAACACCTCCTGCAAATTTGTGTAAAGGAATCTCCTGCATCTCCTTCAGCGGGATGACCTCATGAATCTCTCGAATGACCAGATAGCGGAACTCGAATTCAACATCGAGATGCGCGGGCTTGATCTCTTCGATCAGCGCCTTGAGGTCATCCAGATTCGGCGGAATGCCGACCGTATCAATAAACTTGATCGTGAACGACCATTCGCTTGGTTGAAAAGTTACGTCTACCGTGCCATTGTCATAGGCTTCGGCTACATTTTTGACGAATCTCCCGGTAAAGGTTCCCGAGCCACGTAGCTTCGATTCCACGACAGCCCGCCGCTGCTCTAGCGGCTTCTGATGGTCCGTACCGATTCCAAGCTCCTGCTCCCAGCGTTCCAGTCCCCACGTCGCTGTCCGCACGAAGAATTGATCCAATGTCTCATTCAGCGCCCGGGTCAGCTGATCTAGCTCCTTGCCCTTGGCATCCATGTCTGCCCTGACGATTCGTGACGCTTCGTAATAAGCAGGTACAAAGGACAGCATCTCCAGTCCAGCTGGACTTGTGACCGGATATATATTACTGGACAAGCAATCTCCTCCTTTCCTCACATGACACTGCTTCGTGTCCTGCTAATGTCTTTTTGTTATTCAAATACGTTCACAGTTCCCAGCACCGCGACCTGACCCTCGAAAATCTCGATATTCGTGTCTGCTTCCCCGCCCGGGTCGGTAGCCTTGAATACCTGAAGCTCCTTGTAGTCCGTAATCATCGGTATATCAATCAGCACCGCCGAAATCCGTGTATAACGCACAAGAGCATCTTGTGTCGCAGGTGAGCCAAAGGAAATTCGCTTAAAGTACTCGCGTGCCCCTTGCTCGATCTGCTGCTTCACATCCTCCAAGTTGGCGCTGGACGCCAAAGTCAGCTTGGCGCTAATGTTAATGCGGACCTCCTGTGCAGGCTGCACCGTAATGACAGGTCCCGCGGGGGCAGTCCCTTCGCCCTGTCCATCCATCGTCGGGTCAATGTACTCCTGAACAGCCTCTACAATCTCTGCATTGGCTGCTCGTTTGTCATTGTCCAGCAGATAGATCCCTACCGTACCCGGCCCCTGCCAAAGCGGCTTTACCTGTACACCGCCGACGCCTGGAATCTCACTTGCCCACTGCACATATTGCGCCTTGTTGCCGCTCGTCCCCGGATTGCGGACACGCAGCAGATAACGCTCCAGCAGCGATTCATCCGATTCCACATCAGCGCCGCCTGTAATCTCCTCGGGATTGGTCACAGCACTCACCCCGCTTACAGCTGTTGCCAAGACGGTCACGACTCCTGCGGGTACGTTGCCATTTTTACCAGCGACGACAGCTACTACATTAATCTTTGCTTCCCCCGTGCTGCCCAATGCCACTTCATTCGTAGTCGCGTATTCGACTGACTGTTCACTGGATATCTCATCGGCTGGTGTCGCTACGATCGTTCCCTTGGGCACGACAGCCCCTGCTGTCCCTGTAAAACGCACCTGTCCTGCAGCAGCGACAGCCTGTCGGCGATTCACTCCATGCTCGGCTGTACGCAAATCCAGATAATCGCCATAGGTCGAGCTGGCGAAGCCACGTTCCAACACCTGTTGCGCCCATACCGCAGCCTCTGCCAGCATAAAAGCGACTGGAGCCTGAGCGTCCCAAATAAAAGAGCCCTCGGATTTATCCAAATCCGAAGGCACCCGCTCCAGCATCCGCCGCATAATTTCATCCTCTGTCTGATCCTGCAAATACTCAGGCAAGGTTGCCATTAGATCACCACACTTTCTATCGTTTCGAACTCGTCTCTCACATTCCGAATGCGACAGCTGAAGCTGCAGGCATCCTGCTCCCAGCTGAATTCGAACTGATCCACGCCGGCTGTGCGCGCATCTGCGAGCAGCGTCTCACTGACCATTCGTCTGACTTCACTTTCCACCACAGCTCGGCTGTAGCTGTTACCCAGCAAATCCTCAAGCTCGCTGCCATAATCGCGGGAATAGATAATATGACGGTAACGCGGGGTTCGTATGGCCTTTTCACACCAGATGACCCACGCATCCTTCTCATCCGTCATCGCTACCTTTCCGGTCGGTGTCAGCACGAATTCGCCCTTTGCAAAATCAAAACGCCAGCTTCGGCCAAATACAGCCGTCTGGCTTGCCAGCGTATCCAGCTCCGTCACATCTATATCCAGAATCTCTTCAGTCTCGGGAAATAGGTTAGCCACCTCCACTCACCACCCTGCATACGACCACGACATCATTGCCGCTATTCACCCGTACTGCCAGCACTCGGTCTCCGGGCTTCAGCCCTTTGTCCAACTGCAGATTGACCTCTTCAATCTCCGTCTCGTCAAAATAATAGGAGGTATTCATCGTCTTATCCTCCCAGTAAGGCTCCTGCACACGGGTCGATGTTCCCTTGAACATATGCCGTGGCATCGACAGCAGACCAGGCAGCTCGGCCACCAGGTAATCCTGAATCTCATGCTTGAAATCATCCAGCTTCAGGCCTGTCCCGGTAATCGTCCCAAGGACTGCCCCCAGACCGTCTACTGCCTGCTTGGTGTGCTTGGAGAAGGAGGACTGGATGGCAGAAGCCAAGTGTACATAAGGGTCCTTAGTCAAGATAAAACCTCCTTTTTACATCTCCATAGGTGCCGAGTTCCAGCGACATACTGCCCGGATTGCCCAGCTCACGGCTAACCGAAATGACGATCAGGCGCAAGCTACCCAGCATTACTGCATCCCCTGCACGAATGGTGTTGATATCTGGTGCCGTGACGGAGATGGTCTGTTGAATGCCTGCTAAGCGACTCTTGGCCAGCTCTTGCGCAGCCGCACCCGATTTGACCTCATCATCTTGAATGATCACTTGAAGCGTGCCGTATTTGTCCGTATCTTTCGTCTGAATCGCAAGTATCTTGGAGGGTACCTCTTTTCCCGTCTCGCTAGCTGAGGTAGCAAGTACCTTTACTTTCGTAGCTGCTCCCTCAAGCGTTCGGGATTGGGTCGTGTCCGTTACTTGTTCGAGCAAATACACATCCTTATTGGTGCCAAGCTCATACAGCTCCAGTCCCGAAGTGATCATTCGTGGATGATACAGCTTCCCCCCTGTCCTAGCTGTCTCACGTAAGTCAGCAAGCATCATGGCATAGATGGATTGCGTGCGATATACAGCCTTTCCAAGAGACTTTTCAGTATCTGGTATGGACGCCACTGGAATCTCCCAATCACTGGCGTATTTCCGAAAGCGCTTTGAGGCTGTCTGCTTGGCCGGGAATAAATACTCATCCTCCGATTTATCCAAATAGACCGTGCGGTCATACAAGGTCAGAGTCAAGCGCTTGGTCCCACTATTCTGACTTTCTGCCTCCCAGATCACAGCTGGGTGCAACAGCGGAACATAATCATGCTTGCCATAAGGAATGCCGCTAACCCGAATGGACATACCTGGATTGAATATGGGGAGCTCGGATGTATTCACCAATGTGACGGTTCCCTGATAGGCAATCTGCTCCAGTGAATCCCGAAGTGAGATAGACTCCACAAAAGGGGTTACATCGTATTGATTATCAATAATGACCTTGTAGCTCATGGCAGCACCAGCTTCTGCCCCGGCTTGATCATATTCGGACTCTTGCCGATGGTTTTTTCATTTAATTTATAGATTCGAGTCCATTGCGAGCTATCCCCCAGCTCCAGCTTGGCAATTTTGGATAAGGAATCTCCTGATTTGACCGTGTAACTCTTCTTGGATACCTTCAAATCCGTGCGCGGCTTCTTATTATCTATGCTCTTGCTGCCTGTCGAGCTGCCATTGCTGCCAAGCTTACGTGCAAGCTTCATGTCCCGCCAGGTTCGTAGCGTAATATCAAAAGACACATCTCCTGGCTCTGTACCCCGGAACGTAGATTGATGTGAAGATACAATTACAGGAACATTGACAGCAGTCTCTGTAATAATGAATTGTAACGGCTGTGCGGACAGCAGGAAGGTATTGACTGTATTCATGGCCTCCTGCGGGTCCGGCAGCTCATCAACTTTACAGTTACAAAAAGATTCATCATATTCCATAGGAAAAAAAGAAGAGAAGGAAATCTCCTTCACCTTCTCTCCTTGTGCAAAATCGTACTCCCCATGTGATAAAATATTTACCGTCTCAAAGCCTTTTTGCCTCGAAATACTCACTTCTTCAGGATTCACAGGAAATTTAAATTCATTTCCCGCGCCATCCTTTAATATAAAATCCATTGCCTGCCTCCTTCCTGATAAATTCCATGGAGCTGATCCTGTGCTCTACCATGTGTAAGATATTTGTATAAATTGATGTACGATAGCTATGGAAGAGCAGGCTTGCGATTCTGCTGTGCTTTACGCAATTCAGCATCCAGACGGGCAGCAACCTGGGACACAATCGCTCCGATATCAATAGCATTCTCATGAACGTTCATTTGTACGGCTCCTGCCGGGAAGTTCACACTGACGTTATTGATCGTGTCTTTCTTGAAATTCTGGAGGTATCCTGAAATCTGACCCATTTGCTCGGGACTAATTTGTACAATCTGCGGGATCTGCTGGCCGTTCTTTGTCGCTGCAGAAAGTGCTGGAGCATTATTATGTGAAGCAACCTGATAATTTAATGTCTCTCTTATTTCTGGACCCTTTTCTTTCAAAAAACCATTGAGCTTTTCAAAAAGAATCGTGAGCATACCAGTATTATTCTGCATAATACTATTTGGGTTGGATGGTGTAGCCTTCACATTAGGCTCATCTTTTTGGGCACTATAATGTGACACAGAGTTAGAACTTTTGTTGTTTCCTTCTTGTAAAAACTGTGTACTAAAAGATCTGAATGACTCTTTGATCTTATTTCCCTCGGTTTCTATCCATTCCTTACCTGTGTCTAATACACTCTTTGAATTCATTGCAAATTGTGAAACAAACCCACTTGTACTATTCCTGATGTTGTCCAACTGATTAGTTACAAAATCCTTACTACCAGCCAACATACCCATTGGGTCAGTTGTCGCTTGTGATATAAAGTTTCCCGCGCTATTGTTTACGTTGCCTAACTGGTTGGAGATATATTCTTTTCCACTGACTAGGGTCCCCATAGGATCATCTGTTAATTGAGATATAAAACCTCTGACACTATTGCTTATGTTGTCTAGCTGATTGGATACAAAATCCTTGCCACTAGTAAGTACCCCTGTTGTATTGGAAGTTATTTGTGAGACATAACCATTTACGTTATCGCTCAAGATGCTCCCTTGATCGGATATCCAACTTCCCCAGGAACCAAGCGTATCCTTGGCATTTGTAGCTGCCTCAGACAAGTAACTTCCTACAGTACTAAATAACGTGCTACTTTGGGTAGAAATCCAATTGATGGCGTCCATATTCCATTTACCGAAGGCAACAAAAAAATCACCAATTTGTTTACGATAGTCGTAGATTAACCCTCCTAAGAACTCCCCACCGAAGCCTCCCAAAATACCCCCAAGAAATGCTCCAGCAACACCTCCACCAGGTCCCAACAATGCTGTTCCTGCGGCACCTAATAGCAAGCCTCCTCCTATTCCACCTACTGCTGATCCAATAGCTTCAGCTCGGTCTCTACCTTCAGAAGTCGCAATGGCAATGATATCCAATATTGTTCCTAGAGGTCCAAATATTTTTTTGGGAATGCGCTTCAAAAAAGTGGGATCAAGGAGCTTCATGCCCTCCAAAATTTTCAGTGAATCTTGAAGAAAACCCAGCAACTTTTCACCAAATCCCTCTGACTTTCCTTCATCTTTATCTGGAACATTAGCTGGACCGTTCCCAAAGCTCAAAGCTGTGATAATTGGATTAATTTCTATGTTAATTTTTGAATTTGCACTTTTGCCTAGAGTAAGAGTATTCTGTTGAAGCGCAATTGTATTGGCTTGTAAAACGGTCGTTAAAAGCATCGTATTAGGATCTACTTCGTTAGAGCTAACTTGCTTTCTGTTCAATAAATCCATTTTTACTGACCGCAGCCGCCTCAGCTTCCCCAACACCCCGTCAATTTGCTTTGATGCATAATCCCTAATCATAATCTCAGGTACCATCCGAGTGCGGCCGATCTTCATGACCCGGCCCTGAATGCGCTCAAAATAGCGCTCCATCGCTCTCAGCTCGCGGTTAGCCTTTACGACATTCTTAGGATCAATAACCAGCTTCATACGGTAATTCACCGCTTCATCCATCGTGTATGATCACCTCCCTGCCAGATTTGCTGCATTGATATCACGATCCAATTCCTCTTCCGAAAAAGCCAGCAGCAGCAAGCGCTCGCCGCGAGGCAGTCTCCAGAAATCTCCGGGGCGGAGGTGATGCCGGACCCATAAGTGATACAGCATCGTCGTCATTCCCCCGGAGCCGATTAGTTTTTTAGGTCGCTAATCTCCACGCCGAAGCCGGACAGCTCCAGCACCTTGTCGCCGACTGCGTCCAGTTCACCAGCCAGCAGCATGCGGCGCACAGCCTGTTCGCCACCCGACAGCTTCAGACGGCTCGTAATGCGTGGATCGCCCCAGCCGCTCAGCGACAGTCCCTTGACCTCCAGCTTGGCCGTCGCCTCCGAGATCAGCAACGCGTTGAAAATCTCCGTATCCACCTTCTCATCTACCTGTCCCTTGACTGTGCGGCGGACCGTGCAGCGCTCACGGATGCTATCCACCTTGCTGGAGGTCAGCCCGCGCAGCACCAGTTGCATATCTAGACGGCGAATATGCACCGTCTCCTCAGGCAGCTTCTCCGTCGCCTCGAACAGGCTGTCCAAAATTTGTTCTTCCGTCATATTCTCGTATATGCTCATAAGTCTATCTCCTTTTCATCTTTCAGATATAAGTAACACGTCTATCGTCGTACTTTCACAGAAGACAGACTGCATTTAAATGGATATTTTTCTTGGATAATGGATGTTTTCCTTGCGATAATCGAATTGTTCAGCTCCGCTGAAAACTTATATATTCTATTAACTTAAGAAAACCAAAGAATCCGGGAGCTGCAGCTCGCATAGCTGCTTCCCGGATTTCAATAAGTCACTTTTTGCTCTACTGAAACTAGCGCATTGTACAGCTGCTGCTTTCATCACGTTGATTAGGTTGATACATTAATTAACTAAGTTAATTACGCTACCGCTACCCAGGCCACAGTGTTTACACGCCAATCCTGTCGTCTATTAATGCAGCCCCAAGACTAGATCTCGCTAAACACCCTTGGTTAGTTCCAGCTCAATTTAGTTGGCAACGATCGGGTCCAGCAGCTCATAGCCTTCGAAGGTGAAGGTTGTCTCCTCCTGCACCTCTTCACCGGCTGTCCAGTTGGCAAGCTGGATTTTGTCCGGGGAGCAGCGGATGAGGCGCACACGCTCATGTCCGAACGCTTCGGGATCATCCAGCTTGGAAATGATATCGAACTTGCTGAAGCCACGCTGAATCATATCTGAAGTAACCTTGTAGCCGCTCATCGTGCCTGTACCTTTCTTGATGCCATTCTTGTGCACTTTCCAGTCGTTGCCGACCAGATTCAGCTCACGCTTCTCCATCTCCACGCTGGCTTCCAGCTTGTTGATATGCGTCTGCCATACCCCATCAATATACGCCTGACCATACGTTCCCAAAATTACTCTTGAAGCATCCAACATTGCATATTCCTCCTTGTGATTGGACCATCCTTGGATGGTGTAATTATGAATTTGAACTAGACACAGTCCTTTAAATTAGATACAGTCTGTCAAATGAGACACAGCCCGCCAAATCAAGCTCTGCTGAGGGCTTTACTCAGCGGGCTGCATGTGTGAAGCTATGATGATTATGAAGACTCATTGTCATGCACCCATACACTATTGTTCCATAGGATGATAGCCACTCCTACATATGCGCAACCTTCATGCTGCATGGGTTGTATGTAGCTGCATGTGATGCATCATGACGTACCTCATGTGCATTACAGCAGCATTACAGCATGCATACGTAAGCTATGGCATCTGTACTTCGCGGCTTATTGCACATAGAATGTGCCGAATAGCTGCTCCATGACATCGGTCAGCTTGACGTTCCATTGCAGGAACACCTGATCCGCTTCTGGCGTAACAACTGGAGATGGTCCGTAGTAGGCCGGGTCCAGAATTACATCATAGCCGGATGCCTCAATGACACTGCTGAGCGCCAGCTGTGCCAGATATTCCTTCACAGCACCGATCAGTGCCAGACGACCTTCCTCTGTGTTGTTGACCTTTCCGATATAGGTCTCCTCAGCTGCACGTTGCAGATCGGCATTGATCGCATCCATGACGCGGATGGAACGGATCTTCTTCCAGGCATTATTCTGACCGGCTGCCGGTGTGACAAGGCTGTTAATCCCGCGCAGTGCCTTCACCTGACGCCCATCATGGAATAACAGGAATACCCCGTTGCGAACGGCCTGCTCCTGCTCTGGGCGAGTCCAACGGCGTGTCACATCCTCGAATGGTGTCACCGCATACGTCGTAGATTGGTTCAGACGTTGACCTGCGATCAGACCAGCCACATAAGCCGCTGTCTGTGCAGAGCTGTACTCCACTCCAGCCAGACGCACACCTGTGCCGACATTGATGATGCCCTCATGGTTCAGTGCGAGGGAACGTGCAGAAGCTGCCTGTACCGCATTAGCAGATACATCCTCAGCTGCGGAGCCACCGAATACCGCCACGACTCCTTTACCTTGGTTGCGCACACGCCTAACCCAAGCCGCGAAGCTTTGCAGCAGAGCCATATCAGCCGCATAATCCAAGGCAAGCACGTTGAAGTCCTCGCCTTCCAGTGCTTCCTGCATCGCAATATAATCGGCGTTGGTCAACTGGCTGTTGCCGCTGATGCCCCCGGTAAGACCAGCACCAGTAATATTCGCCAGATCCTCTGCTGCGGCAAGCGCCTTCGCGGTCACCCATTTGTTCTCGCTATCTTCATTAATAGCTGCAGCAATAGCCTCGACCGTAGCACTCTCCGCCGTGAACGTCTTCAGCAGCTTCGTGCCCTCATAGAGCAGCACTTCTTTGACTGCATTATTGTCAATGGTGGGTTGTACCGTTACTGTGAAGCGATTGCCGCGTGAACCGGAATAAAGCGCCGTCAATTCGAGTACATCCTCTGCATCATCATTCTTCAGCTTCACTGCAGCTTTCGCAGCGGTATCGTCTGCCAGTCGGTATGCGAGCAGCTTTCTCGGACCACCCAACAGAGCTAGATAAAGAGTGGAATACGCAGTAGCCCCATCCTCTGTGCCACCAGAGAACATCTGCTCAATAGCCGTCTCGCTGCCAATCTCCACAAATGTACCTACAGGACCCCAATTGGCCTTGACTGGTACAATGACGGTACCGCGCGAGCCGCCTTGAATTGCGGATGCCGCCGCCGCCTGAAAATTCATATACAATCCGGGCAATACCGGTTTATTCGTGTTCTCCCAAGTTCCGCCTGCCATATTACTCCACCTTCGCTTTCATAAATTTTGTAATTTTTGTGCCTGCTTCCTCCACGGATAGCAGTTGATCCTCAGTTCCATAACAAGCGCCTGCCAGCACCTCCGGCTTTACCCCGAACAAGACCTCGGATTTGGCCTTCAGTTCATTCAATGTGTAGCGTGGGTCTGTGACCGACTGTGGGTCTGGCTTCTGTGTCTTCTTCTTGAACACCATATCAAGCACCTCATTTCAAATTCGGATGTACATATAGCCTGCGAATCAACGCTGCTTCCTCTGCTGGGCGCATTCGCCGTTGGGCCAGCGTAAGGCTGATCTGTCCATTCAGGAAAGAATCCGTCTGCCAATCTGCACGAATCTCCTGCGCGGACATATACCGCCGTGTGTCAGCATCCAGTGGAAGCTGCAAAGCCCCGCTAATCGCCTCCATTAAGAGCGAGGCTGTAGCCTGCTCCAGACGCTGATTGGATGCCCAGACATGACCCGTGAACGTTTTGCGGACCTCATACATGGATGCACTTGGGATTCGTGTCTCACTGCCCGTCATGCGCCACAGAATGGCGCGCGAGCCAATAGCCTCGGGCCAGGCATCACCGTATACCCGCCATGTATCATCCAACTGCGATGCGGTCCAACCCTTCAGTGCTGCTAGCCAAGCATCCTCCGTCGCTCCGACGTCAACGACTTCAGCCTCAGGTACATACAGAGCGAACCGCATGGTCCGCACGATCCGCTCCTTCGTATCTGATACGCTCTCAGCCCCACGACTACCAGCATAGTGCAGCGTTACCGAGCTGCTGTCCGTATCATCCAGAGGCTGCCTATGCAGACCTTCCATCAGGAGCTGTGACCAGGCATCGCGTTCTGAAGCCTGGGTAGCGAGACTGTGTAGCTGGATGCATACAATTTGTCGATAGCCAGCCCACGCCGATTTCCATACCGCTTCCCCGAAGGACAGCTCCGCATAAGTATCCGGAGGCGGGTCAGGAACCGATTGCAGGTCGTACACTCGGCCTGCTAATTGGGGAATCAATTCGATGATCCTCGCCTTCAAAGCTTCTCTCATGCAGCTATAGCCCTCCTTTCTCATTGCTAAATACACAGAAATAAATACAAACTGTGAGCCGCATCCCTGTCTCCATTGACCACTGGCACCACCAGCTTAAGCCATATCCTGACAGTCGATCATGATGGCGTGATGTTCACAGATATGGCTGCTGCTTCATCCATGACGCTGACATTTCAGATGACCTGCAGCTGTGAAAGAGCCACAGAAATAACATCATCGTCACTGTCACCAAGTGTGCCTTGGCCTAGACGAAAGCAGTCCATAAAGAAACGGATACCAGCCTTGTGCAGGCGGTATCCGTTTCTCTTGTCCTCATTCCCGATATTAACATCTTACAGCCTTTTTCCGGCTGTGATGACGTAGATAAGCATGATTATAGAAGAGAAAAAGACGAACTTATGTTCCCGTTATATTTCGAATCAGATTCCCTCTTCATTCAGGGCCTAAAAACCTGATATTACGGGATAATCCACAACTCGGATTAAACTCATGTTCTCATTTCTTCAGAACAAAAAAAGAGGATATTCCAGTAAAAGGAACTCCTCTTCAATAATCTTCTATATCGTACCTATTATAAAGTAGTTCTATATAGTAGCTTCCAAGCAATACTTATTACTGTCCTTCAATATCAATCTTCAACATTGATCTTCAACGTTAATCTTCTATATTAATCCTCTATGTTAATCTTCTAATTTTCTATACTATTAAGCTTCTATAATCTATATAGTACTCACAATCATCTTCTATATATTATTTCTTTGTCTATTAATCTTTTGTAATTATCTTTTGTATATTAATCTTGTATAAATTAATCTCTTGTACAATAAGTCCACGTAAAGCCTCTACATAATAACGCTCTTGAATATTAACTAGTACATCCCAACTACATATTTCACCTTGTAAATGTCTTCTTGCATAAATACAAGAGTGCTTGAATGCGGTCAACTCTTATCCGATCTGAAGCCTATGCCAGAGCGAGCTGGATTTGAATCTCCACTTCGCTTACATCAAAGTTAACATGAATTTGTCACACGAAAACAAGAACAAATGTTCTCGTTCATGGTATAATGAAATCATATGCAGCTATGCTTATTCTAAGCCTTTGAGACTGTTTTCTTGCGCAGCTGCTCCAGACGAATCAGCCCCCTGTCAGCCAGGGCCAGTGCTAGCTTGTAGAAGGCACGTGTTCTGATTTTGCTATACGTATCCTTGCTCACTGGAGGATCGAATACGTGATTGTAGATTTTATAATCAAAGACATCATCCTGCTTCAGGTAACGTTCCTGGATCAACAGCTGTTCACGATCGCTCAGACGGGCGACCACCGTATCAATCATGTTGCAATAGGCTGCCCGCGCGGCGGCGGCGTGCACGTTGTGAATAGCAGTTGAAGCGGTAGCGTCCGAGGTTTTGTTCGTCGGACCATGCGGACGATCTGTATAGCTGGCTGTAACCGAGGTTTCTTTGTCCATGAAAGTTATGGTCTTATAGATCCTGTATTTTTCAAATAGTCCTTCAAGTGCAGCTTGCGTCGCACGTCGATCCAGCTCTGGCAGCATGTCATTCATCATTGCATTCGCTCCTTTTTTGCCTTTTGGCAATATTATGTGTCCAATGGTCTTACTCATCCCGGGAGGAGTAGGATAAGCAGATCGCATCAGGCTTCAATAGTTGTCAGCTTTTAATCTATCATCAGTTTTTGTTCACAATTTGTTCGTGTTTTTGTTCGCTTTGTAGGGATAATATACCACTTTATGATGTACTCACCAACTGTCATTTTTCGTGAAATTCGAGCGCTAATCGACCTGTGGCTCTAATTTTCTATACCTTTTGGCATATATCTCTCATTATCTCTTTACCTTAAGGCAACATGGTTATATAGTAGATAGGTAACCATTACCAATCAAGAGTCGCATGGTTCAGGCCTCGTCATAATAGCTATCTACTATATATACAGTCCTACAAATACGTCATGACACGACACAGGCTTGGATCGGAGCACAGGATGATTGGACAAAAAGGAGTGGCCGTACCGTGCAAGAGTCTCATTTCGGAACCTATTTACGACAACTGCGTGAACAGAAGAAAATCAGTATCAATCAATTGGCAGACGTTGCAGGCATAAGTAATTCCCAGATATCAAGGATTGAGAACGGTCTTCGCGGTGTACCTAAGCCCGCGACGATTCGTAAGATTGCGGATGCCCTTGCCGTACCCTATGAGGAGCTGATGGGCAAGGCTGGTTATCTGGAGCAGGAGTTTTCCGTAACGGAACGTGCCGTCCCGGAATGGGCTACCTCCAAGGACAAACGTGATTTCAAAAAAATGCTGGAGGAGGATGGTGAGCTAATGTTCGATGGAATCCCCTTGGATGACGAGGACAAACAAAGAATCAAGGATGTATTGACAGGGCTGTTCTGGGAAGCCAAGCAGATGAATAAGCGCAAGCCTCCAGGCTCAGGGTAA